AGCCGATTCGGTGAAACGGGGTTTGCTGACTGTTATTAATGACGTTAAATCGCGCAAGGTGATCCTTGATGTGGATGACGACGTAGTGCTGCAGGACCCATCCGGAATATTTGCCGACCAGGGTACTACTGCCGAACAAACCGAAAGCTACCTCGACCCGGTAGTGTACGAGTTTATGAAACAGGAACAATGGGACAAACTGGTACAATCATGGGAAACCCAAAGCCTGAAACCGGGAGCATTCCTTGATTATGAAGGCGTAGTAGATCTTTCCGACTTTATGGTACAGCGTTACCTGACCAAGATCCAGATCGCCAACGAACGCCTGTACTGGTTAGGGAAATCTGCCACAAAAGAAGCAGCCTTTACCGCATCATTTACAGGCCTACTGCCAACTATCTCTGCCGCATCAGGCGTGTACAAAGTTGGTTTAGGTAAACCCGCAACCTCAATGGCTGCTACTGCAATTAGTGCATTAGGCGTAGTTACAGTGGCCGATACTTCTACCCTTGCAGATGGCGACGTGGTAACTATCACAGCCGTAACCGGCACTAGCAAGGATACCACCAACGGTTCTTCAGGAGCGCCTGATGTTCAGGGACAATCCTACTTTATCCAGGTGGTAAGCGCTACTACTTTTAAACTAGTGCGCAATTTTAACGAGATCAATACCCGTAAACCTGCCACTTTCGCCGGAACATCAACCGCAGCTACAGTTAGCTATATTAATGCCAGCAATGTGCTGGGCGTATTAAGCAGTGTCTATTCTCAGCTTGATCCGGCTGATCGCAGCCAGGATGATTTTAACCTGCAGGTCCCTTTGCACATCGGCTATGCCTACGCACAGGCACAGGCCACTAAAGCAACCAACGTGCTCAATGCCTTTACCGATCCTAAAAAGATGGATTACCTGGGCTTACCACTGCAATTGATGAATCACTGGCAGGCCAACACCATATTGGGTGCCCGCTCATCCAACCTGTTCTTAGGTGTCGATCTGCTGGGTGACGCTTCCGAACTTTCAACCGTTTACATGAAGCCCTACACCAATGATAACGTAGTGCGCATGAAAGCCCGTATGAAAGCCGCGGTAAACTACAAATTCGCTAACGAGATCTTCTACCTGGGCGCCTAAGCACAATTAATGAGTTATTGAATTATTGATTTATTGAATTGGAGCAGCAATACTTTCAATAATTCATACTCCTAATCAAATCATTAATTCAATAATTCACTAAATCAATCATTAATCTATGTCAATCTACAATAAAATAAATGCGGGGTTCAGCCTTGGTACAGGCGAACCTGTAACGGCAGGCATTGAGGATGTGATCTACATCTTCAACGAGGATGATATCACGATCACCTACGATGTCAGCAACCCCCTCATCATAACTGGTCTTACTGCTGTGAGCAGTGCCAAAATTTACAAATTCGAGGGCACTAACAACAGTTTCAACACCATGTCCAAACTGACCAAAACCCAGGTAGGTCCGCGTTACACCGAAGAGATCGATTTCAACATTGCCGGCTTCTCAACCGATATCAAAACACAATTAATGGCGATGGGCTACGGCCGCGTAAAAGCTATCGCAGTAAATAACTACAAAGCAAGTGATTCAGCCATCGAACTATTCGGTGCCGTTAACGGCCTGATCCTGACCGACGCCGAACGAAACGCTGCTGACGAAACACTGGAAGGCGGTTACAAACTCAAATTAACCAATCCCGATAAAATGCGCGAGCCTTATCCCCCACGCGCCGTATCCGTCGCACCCGAAAGCGGATCAGCAACCTACGCCAGCACTATCGCAGCAATTGAAGCATTGGTTGTATAGTCATTGGTCAACGGTCATTAGTCATTGTTAACTAAATCAAAAAATGACTAATGACACAATGACCAGTGACAAAAAATCAGTGTAATCATAAATAAAATCAGTGTAATCACAAGAAATGAAAACCTACTTACCACAAATAGAACGCCGCATATTAGTACGCCCTAATCAAACCTTCGGCATACTGAATTATGACCTGGACAATGCCTATCCGCAGCGCATGCTCGAGCTGGTGGCTTCCTCGCCTACGGCTAAAGACTGCTGGAACAAGCGGGCAAAATTTATAGCCGGCAATGGTTTTGAGCAGGCCGACTTGGGCAAACAGCTCATCAGCAGCAAAGGTCTCACGCTAGCCAAACTGTTAAAAGCGGTTGCAACGGATAAGGCATTGTTTACAGGTTTCGGTATTCATGTAAACTACAATGCCAATTTCAGGGTATCGTCGGTTTGCTATGTAAGGTTCGAGGATATCCGCATGGGTGATACTGATTCGCCCGAAACTGAGGATAAATATGCGCTGTATTCCGATTGGGGTCGCAAAACCTGGAAAAACATCATGCGCAGCAAGATCACTTTCCTGGATAAATACAACCCCGATCCTCAAGTGATCAAACAGCAGGTAATGGATGCCGGTGGCTGGGATAATTACAAAGGGCAGCTTTATTACTTTAATCCCGAAGTGGATGATTATCCACTGATAGAAGCAGACAGCGTTTGGGAGGATTTTGAGACCGAAGCCGGCATCAAAATATTTAACAACCGCGAAGTGACAACCGGCTTCCTGCCATCCACCATGCTGTTTATGCAAGCAAGGCGCGAAGAAGCCGATAACAGCAGACCCGACACCGACGAACAGCACTATTACAATGTGCCCTCACAACTGGAGCGTGATCTCGGTACTTTCCAGGGTGTAAAAAGCGCACAGAAGATCATCGTGATCGAGTATGACGATGAAAACTCCAAACCCGAGTTTCAGCCTTATTCTATCCAGAACAATGACAAGCTTTTTGAATCGACAGAAAGATCAGTAGAAGCCCGGATCGTCAAAGGTTTCTCTATCCCGAAGGAATTGATCAACTCCGAAAAAGCATCGGGCTTAAGCAATGGCGGCGAGAAAAAAGAAGCCATCCGCGAGTTCAACGATAACACAGCGCCCGACAGGTTGGAGCTATCCGAAATATTCGCCTCGATATTTGGGAACTTTTATACCAGCATCAACCCATCCGGCAACTGGAGCATCCTGCCCGTATCAACCACTGTAGCTGATGACAGTGCCGGTATCACCGCCGGAACAAGCATCAATCAGCTGTTGCTCTCAACCATCCCGACCGAAAATAAGATCGCCACCCTGGTTTATGCCTACGGCTTCAAGCAGGAAGAAGCAGAAGCGATGGTAAAGATTAGTTGATTGGTTGATTAAGTTAAGTGGTTGACTGAGTTTAACTCTACCTAACACAATCCAACTTGTCCCAACCCAATCAACTCAATCCAACCTAATCAACTTAATCAACTAAAACACATGAACACTCCATACCTGATCGACCAGATCACATTTCAGAACTACGAAGACCTCTCGGTCAACATCAAAGCCGATCGTATCAAAACTTTCGTAAAAAAAGCACAGGAACTTGACCTGAAGCCATTTTTAGGCCATGCCTTGTATTATGATTTTATCAAACATTTTAATACCGACGGCACTTTACAGGACGATACACCTCAGTCATACAAAGATCTGCTGAACGGCGCCGAATACCTCGACCGATACGGCCACGTAATCCTATATGAGGGGCTTTTGCCTACTTTGGTTTACTTCACCTTCGCCCGTTTTGTTGAGGCCGACGCGGTGCATTATACAGCAACCGGACCGGTAATTAAACACCACGATAATGGCGACCCGCTATCTCCTCAGGATGTAGCCAAACTGGTGCAGCAGCACCGCAGCGTAGCCAATGCACATGCCAACGAGGTAGAAAAATTCCTGCGCGATCATAAGGCTGATTTCCCGCTCTGGCAGTTCAATCCAAAAAACAAAAGCAGCCGCCAGGCCGGGCCGCGCATCCGCAGTATCGATAAAACGGTTTTCAATTATCCGGCCGATGATTATGCAAGCAATTATTTATCCCTAAATGAATTATTAAGCTAATGGCTACAGACAAAAAAATAAGCGAACTACCTGTTGCCTCATCCGTTGATGCAGCAGACCTATCAGTTCTGGTTCACAGCGGCACCGACTACCAGTTTGCATTTTCTACCCTGCTGGCATTTATCGGCTCAAGTCTTGATCTTGGTGTGCACATTTCTTTTGGCAGCACCCTGCCTCAAAATACAAGCGGCAAAAACGGCGATGTATTTATCAATACCGCTACCGCAAGTTTTGCGCAAAAGGTTTCCGGTACCTGGACTATTGTTTATACACTCTCGTCCTCAACAGGCACAACAGACGGCACTGTATTATATGGCTTGGGCATCCCCGGCGGCGGTACCGGCAATAACAACGACACGTACATCAACACAGGCACCGGCATTTTTTATAAGAAGTCGGCCGGTGCCTGGAGCCAGGTATTCTCCATGCAAACAGGTCCGGCAGGGGCACAAGGAACCGCCGGCACTAATGGAACTAATGGCACTAACGGCAAAACCATTTTAAACGGAACTTCTAACCCGTCCAACCTGTCAACCGGTACCGACGGCGATTTTTATATCAACACCAGCACCTTCACCCTGTTCGGACCAAAAGCAAGTGGTATATGGCCTGCCGGAACAAGTCTGGCGGGTGAAGATGGTGCAACCGGACCAACAGGAGCCGCAGGTCCTACAGGACCAAAAGGTGATACGGGCGACAAAGGCGATACCGGTGATACAGGCCCTGCCGGTCAGGGCCTTCCCACAGGCGGAACAACCGGCCAGGTGCTGGCAAAAATAGATGGGACGGATTTTAACGACCATTGGATAGATCCACCGGCTTCCGGTTCAGAAATTGACGACTCCACTGCCTCTTCCTCGAGCGTATACAGTAGCACCAAAACAGTCGCCCTCATCAATGCCGAAGCCGCCGCCCGAGAAGCCGAAGACGCATCCCTGGCAGCAGCCTACCAAAAACTGAATGTAAACTTTTATCAAACCATCCTCTAAATATGGACAGTTCATCTAATCAAACCTCCTTTTGCACCCTCACAGCCGATTACGTTGCGGTAAAGCTGGCATCCGGCCTGGCTGCTAATACAGCTTCTTTACTTTGCTCGGGCGCTACACATGCCAGCGTCATTACCGATGTGCTTTTCAGGAATGTAGACAGCACCAACATCCGCAACTTCGACTTTTTTATTGGCCCCACTACCACTGCCGAAAACAACCTGGTGCAAGTGGCTATCCCGGCTAACTCGGGCAATAACGGTACCGTACCTATCGCTTCCCTGGCAGCGCTGGCCCCTGCAATTTTTGATATCGACCTGGCAGGTAACCGCATCATCACGCTCGAAAGCGGGACAAATATCTACGTAGTAAATAAAGCGGCTTTAACGGCCGATATGTATGTAAGGGTAAAACGCAGAAGCTTCTGATGGAAATAGCAGTATCAACCGCTCCGGCGCATGTCATCCTGACCAGGAAAAAAAACACCTG